CGTACTACGACACACCACAAGCAAAGCCAGGGCTTGCCCCATTGCGCGAAGTACGACTAATCCGTTACAGCTCAACCAATGTTCCCGAATCATTGTTTAGCGGTTATGTCGTCAACTATGACTACAACTTCGCGCTCGGCGGTTTAGACACCGTAACCGTGTATTGCGCTGACCAGTTCTACCTACTCGCACAAACATTCCTAGACGAGTTAAACGTCACCCCAGAGACATCAGGCGAACGCATAGAAACCGTCCTAGACCTACCAGAGGTTGACTTTCCAGCAGGCGCTCGAAGCATCGCAACAGGCACAGTCAACCTAGGCCACGACAGCGACTACACCGTGCCGGCAGGAACAAACGTGTTGCAATACATCACTCAGATCAACGAGACCGCCGAGTTTGGGCGTGTGTTTATGTCAAGAGCTGGCGTGTTTACTTTCCAAAACCGTATCGGTAACACGTTAAGCGCGCCTGTCGCAGCGTTCCATGATGACGGCACAAACTTTAAGTATGACGGGGTGGGCATTTCGTTTGAGGCTGACTCGGTAATCAACCGCGCGGTCGTAACAGGGTTAGACGGCAAAACCGCTACCGCTATTGATGCAGGGTCTATCGCAACTTATTTTATTCAGACAACAAGCATCACAAACAGCCTGCTACATGTGCAGGGAGAAATTGACACCGCAGCGTCCTACCTGCTTAACCCAGAGCCCGAACCGCGCTACACGTCCGTGGCAACCAAGTATCTGATGCTGACCACAGCCCAAAAGGACATTTTGGCAACCGTGGACATTGGAGACACAATCAGCGTAGAAAAGACGTTTTTTAGCGGTACTGGCACAACCCAATTGGCTCAAGAGCTGTCAGTTGAAGGCATCGAGCATCGACTGGATTTCAGCACAGGCCACAGCGTCCTGTACAGCACCGCGCCAACCACGATCGTGTACGAGTTGATATTGGATGATCTGATCTATGGCGTACTTGACGCCGAAAATGTCTTAGGATAGGAGCACTTATGGGAGCCAACGCACAAACCGCAGTACCAGCTTTCGTTGCTGGGGAAATATTGACAGCTGCCGAAATGAGCCAGGTAAATACTGGCATTCCAGTCTTTGCAACCACGACAACTCGTGATGCAGCTTTTGGTGGCACAGGTGAAAAGACGCTTGCCGAGGGGCAGTACGCGTACATCGAAGCAACCAACAGCACACAATTTTATGACGGTAGTTCGTGGCAGTCGGTTGGCGTTTCGCCGGGCCTTGTATTGGTTAGCACTACACCCGTGTCGGGAACGAGTTTTAGCGTGAACAATTGTTTTAGCGCGACCTACAAAAATTACAGAATTATCTACGATTTTACGGTGGCCGATCAAAACATGGTTTTTAGGTTGCGTGTTGGCGGTGCAGATAACAGCACATCAAACTATGACCGTGTGCGTTTAATTGCTTCCGGCTCATCCGCAGGTGTTGCAACAACTAGCGCGGCTACAAGTTGGACTGATTATCTAGGTAGTGACGGCGCGTCATTTTGGATTATGGATATCACAAATCCCTTTGAAACGGCAAAAACTAGCGCATTTTTAGCCAATGGATACAACGCAGCCGCCTCAACAATTTTGGCTTTAGGTTCACTACAACAACGCCAAGCAACATCTTTCGATGGCTTCACTATTTCAGGCGGTAATACAATGACAGGCACTTGCTACGTCTACGGATATTCTTTGGCATGACCACAAAAACAGAACACGACGCTATAACTGGCGAAACCGTAGTGCGCGACATGACAACCGAAGAACTTAAATTAGCCAAACTTGACAAAGCCGAAGAAGCCGCATATCTAAAAGCCGAAGCCGACAAAGCACAAGCAAAAGCCGATGTGCTAGCCAAACTTGGGCTTACTGCCGACGAAGTAGCCGCCTTACTGTCGTAATGCGATGGCGTCCGATTATTGGTTACGCGCTACTTGTCGTAGTTGTTGCGTGGGCGGTTTCTAGTTGTGGTTATGACGGGTCATATCGTTACCCATGCCAAGACCCAGCCAACTGGAAAGCACCAGAATGCGAACCACCGCTTTGCAACCCGTCTGGAACCTGCACAAAAGATCTGATTTATGAGACAACGCCTTAAACCAGAAGAACTGCACGCTCGACTAATCGTTGTTGTTGGCATCATCCTTGCCAGCGTGTTTGCAATTACCGTGCTTGGATTTGTGTACGCACTTATGTTCGTCACCCAGCCGATTGGTCATCAAAGCCCCAATGACTCTGCATTTATAGACCTGTTATCCACGTTAACCGTGTTCATGACTGGCACGTTGTCAGGCTTAGTTGCCTCAAATGGGTTAAAGTCAAAAGCAAAAGAAGGAGCCAAAGATGTTGAAGGATAAAGACAAAGCCATGCTTGCCTCTTACGGTCGCTCAATGCTCGCTGCCGTTGTCGCGTTAGCAGTCACAGGCAACACCGACCCATCCGCATTGTTAGCAGCTGCAATCGGCGCGGTCTGCCCAACAGCGTTGCGCTACTTCAACCCTAAAGACATAAAGTTCGGTCGTGGCAACAGCCAAAACTAACCCTAACTCACGGCCATACATCGGCAATAGTGACGGCCCATCAGCAGGCCCACGTGCCGGCATGAACGAGTTTATTAAACAGGTCATTCATCATTCTGGTGGTGCGCTTTGGAACAACGGGTCGTACGGTCAGCGCGACATGAAAGGCAAGCCAGGCAGTCTGTCGGTGCATGCAACTGGTCGCGCGGTGGACATGTCGTATCGAGGGAGTGCACGTCATCCGCAAGCATCACGCAAATCAGCATTGCCGTTTGTTGAAAAGTTGGTTGCCAACGCAAACGAGTTAGGCATCCAGATGGTGATTGATTATTTCCCATCGCCGTACGGTCGCGCATGGAAATGTGACAGACAGGCTTGGAGCAAATACAGCAAGCCAACAGTCTCGGGAGCGCCCTCGGGCGACTGGTTCCACCTCGAGATTTCACCACAGGCCGCGGACTCGGTGATCTTCGTTAAAGCCGCATTCTTAAAGGTGTTTGGGGAAATCCCACCTAAAGCTTGATCTATGTTCTAGGGTCGGAGTACCGACAAAAGGACAGGCAATGACTGAACCGCAGATCGTTGATTACAGCGTCTATACAGGAGTGATGGACAACGGCCAAGAAATCTTGGTACAGATCTTTACCAGCCCAGAGTCGGGCAAGTTCCTACTGGGACAAATCGCATTCAGAACGGCAACCTCAACTTGGGGTCAGCCCATACCTTTGGAGAAACGATGAACTATTTTGCAGAGAAAATCATAGGGCTAGTGCTTTGTACGGTCTTTGGCTTAACGGTCGCTGTAGGCGCTCCTGACGCGTCTGGTGCCCCGTCTGGAACGATTGCGCTGGCACCGATCAGCGTCCAGCCATACCTCATTGAGCCCACCACGACCACAAGCTCCACGATTTACATTGACCCGTACAGCTCGGCTTGTGAGCAGTTCAGCGCGCTAGCCGTAAACCTCGGTTGGCCTGCCGATCAGCGCACCGTGCTCGAATCAGTCATGTTTCGTGAATCACGCTGCATACCCAACGCGGTCAACAGCAAAGACCCAAACGGCGGGTCGCGCGGACTAATGCAGATCAACGGATTCTGGACACCATGGCTTCAAGATGCCGGCATCATTACCAGCGCAGAAAACCTGTTACAGGCTGATGTTAATTTGCGCGCAGCGTTAGCAATTTACAACTACGGCGTAGAACGTCACGGTTACGGCTGGGGGCCATGGAGTGCAACAAAATGAGCGAAGGTAGCGCATGGAATCAAGGCGAACTTACTGAAGAAACCCGACGAATGGTATTGGAGCAAACAATGACAACAAAACACGACATGGCAATCTTTGATCTAATTAACCAGATCGCAGACACAAGCACAAACCCACACGCAAGCATTATCCGCCGTTTGCGCGCAATGAAAAACTCGCTATCACTAGAAGAACCAATGCCACTTTACGATGTGACTACACTCGACTTAGCAATCAAAGCACTACAAGCACATTCCTAACCGACAAGGAGATTCCGACAATGAAAACCTGCACGATCTGCAAAGAAACCATCGCCTACCCCGACATTCAAGGCAAAACACATTTCGTATGTGACGGCCGTGTGCCGGCAAGAAAACCGTTTGCTGTTGGCATGGCATTATCGCAAGCAAGCGCAGACACTAAATGGACACCTGAAGAACAACGCAAAGTTGACGCTGCGATCTTGCACGTTGCGCGCACTAAAGGCTTCTTTACATCTGACGACATTTGGAAACACCTAGGCGACCAGTTCCCAGTTACCAAGGGCATCGCAGGACGCCTGAACGCAGCTGCACGTCGTGGAATTATCCGCAACACAGGCGAACTGGCATACGCACAGCGCGGTGGCGCGCATGACCATGCACAGCGTCTTAGCGTCTGGGCAGGCATCTGATGGGCTTTGATCTAAGCAACTACGAGACAGTCGAGCAACGCCTTGTCCGCTGGTGGGCTGCATACCCGAACGGGCGCGTCTATACCTGCATGATGAATTACACAGGTGACGCTTGCGTGTTCTATTGCGAACTGTACGCCGACAAGGACGACAAAGTGCCAGTCGCTACGGGCTACGCGGAAGAAATCAAAAGCGACCGCGGTGTCAACGCAACTTCGTTCGTAGAAAACTGTGAGACAAGTGCTATTGGTCGCGCTATTGCCAATTGCCCGTTACAGGCGCCTGCTAGTGGCCCTAGGCCGTCGCGCAATGAGATGCAGAAGGTTGAGCGTCTAAGCGCACCAACCGATACAAGGCAGAATCCTGTGCACATACCCTCTGGTGCATTTGCCACGCCTAAGCAGATCGGTTACATAAAGAAACTAGCCAAAGACAAAGGCATGGACGATCTTGCCCTGTTGGAGATGATTCAAATCAACTTGGACGATGACAGCGCGGTTCTTGAGCTGTTGAAATCACACGAAGCAAGCAAAATCATTGAGAGGCTGAAATGACATTAGAAGAACTGATCACAAACATTGAGCGCTTACAGGCCGTGTATAACAGCATGGTTGACCCAGAGCAACACGAAGCAAGACAGTACGTGCGTTGGGCTATTAAGCACCTTGCAGACAAGACGTACATGGCATCGCTCTGATGAAGTTAGACCCAAAGATCAGCGAAGCCGACTTTAAGGACATGGTGATCAGCATTGCCAAGCGTTACGGCTGGTTAGTGCATCATGATCTGCCGGCACAGAACACTCGAGGACGCTGGATGACCAACGTGCAAGGCGACGTGGGTTTCCCTGATCTGTTTATGGTGCACCCATTCCAAGGCGGTCGGCCGTTGGTGATTGAGTTAAAAGCAGAGAAGGGCAAGTTGACGCCTGGGCAAAAGATTTGGTTAAACGCTTGTGAGATGGCTGGATGTCATGCAGCGGTATGGAAGCCCAGCGACATGGAATACATCCTGTACACCTTGAGCAACCCTAGGCAATGACATGGGTGGGAAGAATGGCAAAGTCCGCACTTGGTCATGTTTGCAATGTGGCGAATCAAAAACGACTGTTGGATCGGGTCGCAATGGCATGTATTGCTCACCAAAATGCCGAGATCGTCACAGGTACAAACCAAAAACAAATAGGACACGCAATTTCAACATTAGAAACTTCATACTTGAATGCAAGATTGCGCGTGGTAATTGCATGGATTGCGGTTACGAAATGTCAGAACGTACAGCGCGCGCATTTGATTGGGATCACAGAGATCCACACACAAAGAGCTTTGAGTTGTCTAACCCACCGAAGGGCGCAACGATGACAGAGTTGCTTGATGAGATGGCGAAGTGTGACGTTGTGTGCCGTAATTGCCACGCGTTGCGACCAACTTCGCATCTGGGAAGGCTGATCAAAACACCTCAAAGGCAACTGTCCTTGGGTGGTATGTTCGACCTCTAAACAATTGGCTAGTAGCAAGCGTGTGCCTCGGTCGCATGAGGTGGGCGGTAAACAGGGGAACCTGGGTAGACGGTCGCGCCTCGAATCATGCAAGACGAAATGGTTTGAGCAATGCGACTGGGCGATCAGTAAACAGACTGATGAAGTAATGCAATAGGGATCTGGGATGGGCAATCCAGAGGGTGGAGCATTCACACATCTCTTGACCTGCAGATGACATACAGTTAACAAACAAAGAAAGCACCGACATGAACCCGACAACAAACACAACTCACCACAACCAAGAGCAAGGCGCTTGCGCCGCGCTAGCACAAGCCGAAGGCGCGTGAGCATGAAGAACCCCGAATACTCAACAGACCGATACAAAGCAGCACGACACGAACTACTGCGAGACAGCCCTACATGCCATTGGTGTCATCGCAATCCAGCAACAGAACTTGATCACCTTGTTGAAGTAGATCGCGGTGGATCACTCGAAGACGGATACGTTGCAAGTTGCAAACCATGTAACGCTGCGCGCGGAGCAACACACCGAAACAAAAAACTTGCAAACGCAAAACACGCAAGAGAAAAAGCAATAAACGATTTTTTATATGCCGATTTAAGAACCCCGAGCCCCAATGAAGATTTTGTCGCCACCAGCCCGAACCAGCCTGAACCAGCGCCAACTGGCCATGACCAGCCAAGACTGGAAACGATGGTTCCAGATCATGCCGGCTCACTAGCTGGACTTGTGGGGGACATGGCCCAGAAGGTACTTGGTGTCACTTTGATGCCATGGCAAATGCACGCTCTTGAAGGGATGCTTGCGGTTGACGCCGATAACAAGTTTGTGCATCGCTCGAGCCTTGTGTCGGTTGCGCGTCAGAACGGTAAGACCACAATCATCCAAGCGCTTATTCTGTTTTGGCTTGTGGAGATGCCAAAGATACGTGGCGGTAAACAGACCGTGGTATCTGGCGCGCACAGACTTGACCTTGCGTGTTTGTTGTTTGATGATCTGTCGCCAATCCTTGAGGAGTATTACGGCGCCAAGATCGTCAAGTCTTACGGCCGTTATCAGGCCACCATGCCAGACGGCAGCAAGTGGTGGGTCAAAGCATTGAAGCCGAACCAAGGTCACGGTATGAGCATTGACTTGGTGATCGTGGACGAGTTGTTTGACGTCAACCCCGACTCTGTTGAAGGCGGTCTGTTGCCGGCACAGCGCGCACGCAAAAACCCGTTGGCGTGTTTCTTTAGTACTGCTGGCACCGAAGAATCCGTGTTGTTTCAGCGTTGGCGTGAGGCAGGCATCCGAGCAATTGACAAGGGTGAGCCGTCCACGATGTATATGGCGGAATGGTCGCCTGACCCGAGCCTTGACCCGTTGCATCCTGCGTCATGGGCGTGGGGTAATCCTGCACTTGGCCACACGTTGGACATGGACACAATTAGGCAGGAGTCAACTAACCCTGATCGGGCGTCGTTCTTGCGCGCATCTCTAAACCTTTGGGTGAGTGTTGTGCGCGGTTGGATTGAGCCAGGGCGTTGGCCGTCATTGGAATACACAGGGGACATCCCTAGCGGTGGTGTCGTGGCGATCGAGTCTTCGCTGGACGACTCCCGATACAGCGCGACCAGATGCGTCAACCTGTCTGACGGTCGGGTGCTTGTCACCGTGGCCTTTATTGCCGAGTCAATTACAGAGCTTTGGGACAACGTGCAGGAACTTGCCAAAGACCCGACGATTAGGTTTGCGCTGTCGCCGACCGTGGACGCAACCTGCCCACCAAACATTGAGCGCCGCCGAGTCGTCGTTGGCTATGCAGAACTAGGACGGTTTACACCGCTTGCCAAAAACATGATCGCAGAAGCACGACTGTTACACACGGGAGAAAAACTACTTGCCGAACATGTCCAGCGCGCGGTTGCGGTACGCACGGATAACACCATAGTTTTGTCCAGTAAGCGCAGTCCAGGGCCTATCGAGTTAGCGCGAACAATGGTCTGGGGTATCGGCATGTGTGCGCGACCAGCCCACACAGGTAAACCCATGCTGGTTGCCGTCAACCACTAACATTCTCGTCGGCGACCGCACGCTCTAGCCTTTTGTCGGAATCGGATTAGTCACGTGCGGTTGCCACTTATATGGCAGAGTGGTAACTATGGCGATCTTTAACAAAACCAAAAAAGCAGCAATCAGCCCAGCGCCAGCAAAGGCGGCTGCAGCTGGTGGGTTTGCGCCTGGTTACTCGTCGTCCAATGTCGGCGTGAACATGATCGGCCAGTACTACACCTATCGAGAAGGTGAATTGAGGGCGGCGGCGGTGTCCATCCCTGCCTTGTCAAGGAGTCGAGACTTGCTGGCATCCGTAATTGGCTGCATGCCGTTGCGTATGTATAACGAAGTTTGGAACGAAGAAGAAGAAGAAATGGAGCGCAAATATATTGCGCCTAGGAGTTGGTTGCGTCGCCCAGACCCGACCGTTAATTACAACTTCCTAATGTCGTGGACGTTCGACGACCTGTATTTTTACGGACGCGCATTCTGGTACATCACGTCGCGCACAGCTGACGGGTATCCAGCGTCCTTTACTCGACTCCCTGCCGGCAGCGTGACCACCACCGACATGTCTTCTGGAATGTGGTTTGCTCCGTCTTCGCAGGTGTATTTCCAAGGTGGAGAAATTGACCCTAAAAACCTTGTGCAATTCTTGTCGCCGACTCAAGGTCTTGTGTATTCATCGCAAGCCGCTATTGAAACTGCGCTCAAGATTCAAGAAGCCAGAGCGCGCAACGCATCTTCAAGCATTCCTGCTGGCGTACTAAAGCAGACTGGTGGTGAACCGCTAAGCGCGCAAGAACTTGCTGATCTTGCTGCAGCGTTTAACGCCGCGCGCGCAACCAATCAGACCGCCGCACTAAACGAATATCTGTCTTATGAGCCAACCACAATGTCACCAGACAAGATGCTTTTGATTGAGTCAGCGAACTACAGCGCATTGGAAACTGGTGGCCGTATTGGAAACGTACCGCCATACTTGCTCGGAATATCAACTGGGTCTTATGCCTATTCCAGTTCACAGAATGCACGTATGGACTTGTTGTTTTTCGGCATCAAAATGTACGCCGACGCAATTGCAGAAACATTGTCAATGAACAACATTCTTCCAAATGGAACCTTTGTTGCATTCGACTACGAGTCGTACATTGAGGAAAACTATTTAGCCGACACAATGGAAAACACACAAACAGTTATTGAAGATAACTCGCCAGAGGAGATGCCATCATGATCAAACTAATCGCAGGAGAGTTCACACTTGACGCCGCCAAAGGCGACGCACCACGACGCACCATCAGCGGAACCGCCGTTCCCTACAACGTGCCGGCAACGGTTTCGGACGGCACAGCTGTAATCTTCCGCCCAGGCTCATTGCCAGTCGAGGGCAAAGCCCCGCGCTTGTTTATGTACCACGACGCAAGCATGCCAGTTGGTGTTGTGACCGAGCGCGTGGACACCGAGCAGGGCATGATGTTTAGCGCCAAGATCAGCGCAACCAGCCTCGGTAACGATGCTTTGGTTATGGCGCAGGACGGCACAATTGACCAAGTATCTGTTGGCGTAAACCCAACCAAGTTCTCATACGACGAAGCAGGAACCATGATTATCGAAGCAGCGGATTGGACAGAGTTATCACTCGTTCCGATCGGCGCGTTTGGTGACATGGCAAACATCGCCACCGTCGCTGCGAGTATCCACCAAGAGCCAGAAGAAGTAGTGTTAAATGAAGAAGTAGTCCCAGAACAGGAGATAGAACCCATGTCAGAAGTAACCGCACCAGCAGTTGAGGCAACAATCCCAACCGCGCCAATTTTC